ATATGTGTTCATTGCTCTTATGTATGTATTGTGGTAGCCCGAAGGCTACCGGATTAACAATTTGCGTCTACCTCACTTATGCAAATATGGTCGATGACATCAGCACCAAACACCAAATCTCTGCGCCATTTTTTAGGCTTTTGCGATGATGAGTAGTATCTGTGATCAGCTTGAACCATCCAACGTCCAAACAAACCTTCTTTTTCATCGAAAAATAATTTCTTTATCTTATATTCAGCATAGATTGAACCGTTGTTATTACGACCAAATACTGTTTTACCTTCAAAAAACTTAATTATTGCAATATCTTCTTTACCTTTTTCAAATAGCGTCATAATCGAATATATTTTAAGCGTTAACTAATATCTTACCACTCTCTACCTGCCTTATGATGTTCTTAACATAAGAGACAGAACAAAGCGATTTTTCCGCTAATTCAGCCGCTTCTCTTTTGACCTGTTCAGTACCTTTGAAATAAATTGCTGTAAGTATTACATCTTTAGCTTTCATTACTCTTGTCTTTTAACTATTAGTATTATTGGTTTCTTTTAGTATTGTAAAATTACTCATTATCAACGAGTTATCCAAAATAAAACAATCTAAAAGCTATTGCTTAAACTTTGTTTAACTTATTATTACTCAACCACTTAGTCTATCAATTTAAATTCATAAGCAATCACAAATGGGTTGCGTTCCCATGTACCTTTACCGGATGTCTTGTCTATCAAAACGGCAAAAGCTTCGCGGGGAGTATCATATAGTCCGATACATTTTTTATCGGAAGCACCAACGAAAGAATAAGTAACACTACCATTCCCATTTGCAGATTCAAGTCTGTAAATACCCTCTTTCAAGCACTCCGCTTCCGATATGTCCCGTAGGCGTTCGCACTTGAGCCCAGTGATTTTGATATGCTTCTTACAAGCAACAGCCAGAACAAACATCTTGTTATTCCAGCCTGCGGAATCTTTCATTAAGCCACAAATATTTAAGTCTTTTGGATGTCTATCTAATGAGTCTGGATCATACCCTAAATCCTTGTAGCTTTGTGCAATGGCAACAATTTCACCAACTTTATATCGTGTAGGTTTATTAGAAAGTAAATACCCATCATTGGAGTATACACATATTCTATTATTTACAATTTCAAGACGAGAGCCTTCATATTCATTTAAATAGAAACGTGTATTACAGTCAATTTCATCTCTTCTCGTCATGGTCTTTAGATCATCCAAAACGGCTGTCTCTAAACCGTACTTATCATTAAACATGATCTTCTTCATGATTCCTCCTTCCTATTATTGCTTTCGTTTTTACTTTGATCATTTCGGTTCTCCTTCACATCTTCCCAAGCAGTCACTATTGACTGAAATAGGTTTAACGCTGTTACCACTACAAGAATTCCTGTCAACCATGATATGTTCAGGTGATAAGACATCAGGCAAGATATAAATGACAGCCAAAATGTTATCTCTTCAAATTGATAGTCTTTCATTTTATCGCCCTCTCCTATCTTCTAAATAATCACTCATTTTCTCATACTCTTCACAGGTTATTTCCTTCCAAAAGGTAATCACACATCGCTTTTTATAAGTTTCCTGAAGAAACTTATGCATTTCTGCCAGATTGAAACAGCCATCATCAGCATAACGTATTCCAGACCCAAAGAAGCCCTTACTTTGAAAGGCATAATAGTAGAACTTTTCCATTTTATTCCTCCTTGATTAATTCCGGATTATCATAAATATTACCCAACACTTCAATACTATCACCCTCCAAATCAAAATGTAATAGAGGAATTGTAGAATAGATGCATTCATCTAATGATTCCTTGATTGGATATTCAGCTTTATGCAGTCGTATACCAAAGCAACTAAATTCATTCATATAGACCACTCCCCCCTCACAGATGCAATCTTGATCGGGTATAACACCTCCGTTAACACCGATATCCTCATATTTGTAGATAATGGAGATATAATCATGTTCACAGACCTCCTTGCCATTCCTGTCATACAAGCCGGTGAACTGGCCTATGGTTTCAAGACAGACCTCATACATACCGATGCTTTTCCCTATTTCGATATCATTTAAGGATGGAATGACGGCATATATATCCTTTTCGATCCTAACGAGAGAGCCATACAGCCATTCTTCATCGTATATGCTTTTGCCTCTGAATTTTATTGTACGATTCATTTTATTCCTCCTTTCTCTCTAATCCGTTATCATTTGATTCAAGAGGAGGGATTGGCATCCAATGTGTAGGCTTCCACAATGGAGGAATACTACACATTGAAGTGTAAACAGGTTCTTCCTTGTAAGTATCATGAATGTAGCCATCCATGCACAACCATACATTATTGCAATATGTATCATTGAATATTGCGCCATGCTCGCACATGATAATAATGTTTTCGTTATCATCCGGCAATCGTTCCTTTACGCTGATCCAAGGGGATTGCTTTGATTGCCATTCAGCACCAGCTTTAAATCCAGATTTATAAATATTTTGTCTAACTATATTATATCCTTCAGCTCCTTGTTTAGCAGCTTCTTCTAATGTCTGTTTCATATCTTATTTGGTTTTACGATTTTCTCTTAGCTCTTCTTCGCTGACATTCTTGTTAGAAAGGTCGCTAAGATTAGAAATAGTAGTTATATTATCAGGTTTGCAATACAAACACATTTGAGTATATGGTGAATATACTCTTCCACACTTCGGACAAATCCAACCTTGTTGCCCAAATATTCCGTTATACGGATTGATTGCACTTGATTCTTGTTTCATAATTTATTTTTTTAATTATTCATCTTGAAAATCATCAATCTCATATTCCCATTCCATTGCATCCGCTTCTCGAATATTATCACTAAGCCATTCTTTTGCGTTTTCAAGCTCATCATCCCATTCAGGCACATCACCACCTTCATCATAGGCTTTAGCTAATTCATTATAAACTTCGTCAGGGACTTCAACATTACCAAGTCCAACTCGATAAGTTACTTTGATTGTTAAATCTTTAATATTCTTCATATTTCCTCCTTTCCTTTAAAGTGTTCTATTAGTTCTTCTACTGTAGCCTTATGATAATTGTCCACATTAAGGTCGTTAGGCATTCCATAAAAGTCTATTCCCGATAATCCACCGTATTTTGTATTATCACGATATATTCCCCAATCTCCTTTGCCGTTGATAAACATTTGGTTGTTATCTGTATCATCTCTCAATGCAGCAATAGCAAGGAAAAGATCTTCGTTGGTTCCGCAATCAATAAGCCCATTATAAGCCAAATCATTCAGGCCACACTCTGTGTACATGCAATCAAATATATTGTGCGAAGTAAAGAGGAAAGGACCTTCTTCTCCAATGCACTCCTTATACCCTAACTCTTCCAACTTCTTACGGAGCTCCGGTGTATTCTTTCTTATAAAACAAGATGTCGTAAATCCCATAGTTATCTATTTTTTAATCGTTTAATAGCATCCTTTTTAGAGTATGCCATAATCCTAGTTCCTTTTATGGTGAATTCTCTCAATTCTTTAACCGAGGTTTTAACTTTATAATCAGGATTAAAAGTCATTCTTTCTTCACGACTCACGAAATACGGGTCGTAACTTTGTGCTGCTGCGCACATCGTTGCTGTTGCCAGTAACATTTGTTTCATTTTGCTCATACCTAAATTGTTTATAGGTTATTTAAAAATTCCTAACAACCACTTTTATTATTAATTTATCTTTTTCTCTTTTCTTTGTAAATGGAGTTTAACCTTTTCCGGGTCAAACTCATAGTTTTCGCATTGACGGCTATTCGTCATAACGAGAAGTAGCGGGAATAACAACCCGTGCTTACAACCCCTTCCGTATTCGTCTGATGCAGATTTACAAGTATCGCATCTGTAGATGTCTTGTACACAAGCTACACCCATATATTTGCCTCCTTTCTGATTTGTTTTAAAGGTTATTCACCTAGTGATTTTATTATCTCTATCTCTCTTTTAGATAGTTCCCAAATTATAATATCATCCTTCTCTGCTGCTTTCTCTGCTGCTGCTTT